CAGTCCTCACTTAATTGCATTTGCTTAAACACTTCGTTGTATTCTTCTGGATAAAACCCTGTATTTAAATCCATTTTTTCGTTACCCATTTTATACAAGTTTTTTGTTTGGTGCTTGTCCAACGCATAACTATTTCCTACAAGTGTATTTCTTTTGAAATCCTCTGCCTTAGTAGATAGTTCTTTATTGCTACGTTTAAAGAACCAAAGATTTTGCAACGCTCCGAACTTATTTATAAAACTTAATTTGTAAGGGTCATATTTACACTCACTAATGTTTTGCACTTTAACAACTGAAATGCCATCGTCTGAATTAATGTAAATAGTATCAACAGGAAACGTAATATTGTTATCTAAAAATTCATTCAAACATATATTGCCCTCAAAAATTCCACCGTCAATAATAACCCTCTCTTCAAATCCATCTGCTCCATTTACAGTATTTGAAATATATTTTATTTGAGTTGATGACGTTGTTGTAGGTGCAAAAGTTTCTTTATAAACTTCTTGATTTTCTGAATAGTAATCAACGCTAGTAACCTTGCTCGTGTCAATAGGTAAAACAACAGGAGCATCATCTAACTTGACTACTGTCGAATTTGACTGTAATAATCCGCTATTGTTTTGAGGATTAACCCCCTCTTGAAAATACCCAAAACCGTAAAACCCTTTATTTAAAACAATGGGGTCTGTTGAAATGTTTCCAGATACAAGTTTAGTTATCTGGTAATCAACCCACACAATTTCAGTTTCATAATCATTTGCGTTGTAATTCATATAATCCTTAATCAGTTCCGCAATTTCAAAATTGACAGTGAAGTTTACTGCATTTGCATTTAATACATAAGTTGGTGTAGTGGGTCTTACTCCTTGTGTTCCTGTGTATATCCAAAGGCTTAGGGTTGCACTTTCTAATTTACTAATATTTGAATATACATAGTAAGGACTTCTTACATTAATTTTCGCCATTTTATCGTTTTGTTAATTTTATTAAATCTTTTTCCAACCCTAAAGAATACGCCTCAATTAAATCATCGGGCAACCTTTTAAAAGCTGCTACAAATGGTTTCGTAAAAAACAAACTTGGCTTAATTCCTTTTTGATAAATACTTCTTGAAATTAAATAAGCCGTACTTTGATAACTTAAAAAACGTCCAGATTTTTTATCTCTAAATTGTATTCCTTTTCGTTTAACCCATTTATCTATGCTATTTGTTAAACCGCCTTTTTTTCCTGTGCCACTCCCAAACCTAAATGGACTGTTCGGTGCTTTTGCACTTGACGATTTACCTCTGACACCTTTGTCTTGGAACTCTCCGTATTGTTCCATATTAAAGCCCAATTCAGCTCCTTTAGTTGTTAGTTCTATATCATACCCTAAACTATTATAAAGTGCTTTAGTGTCGTTCCTATTGCTTTTAGATAGGTTGCTTCGGCTTTGCTGTATAACGTACTTAGCGAACTTATTTAATTCGTCTTGTAAGTATTTATCTGCTAACATATTTCAATGTCATTATTTACAAGTACGTCAAGCGTTGCAGTCCAACCAGCTACCTTATTTTCAAACCTATCTACAAATGGCTCAAGATTTGCATTGCCCTCAAGTTGATATTGGCTGCTATATAAATCGCCACGCCTTAAAACTTGCACCAATTTATTTAATACTGCTAATTGTGTATTTAAAACATCTTGTTCGTTATTGTTGCCTATAAATATATCCGTTGTAGGCTCTTTACTTTCATCTACTATATCCATTGACAATATAGATATGTTAAACCTCAAAACGCTTTCTTGTGCTGTAACACTATTTATAATCAAATGAGATAATGGAAATATAGACTGCTTAGATAAATCAATATCAAATAAATCGCCCTCTGTAACTGTATTAACATTTACATCACTTAGTAAAGCGTCTTTAATTGCTTCGGTTAATAAATAGTAACCTCTTATTCCTGTGTAACTCATTTGAATTTGCTTTTAATATTTCGTGCTTCTATCTCGTTTTTCTCTTTTGTATATGTTAAATACGTCAAACATTCGTGTACGTTTAATTTAGTGATATTTTCAAATCTCGTAATATCTCCGTCAGCGATTGCATAGATTGAATTGTACCATCCCCATTTGGTTGTGAAGCCAGAAATTGCACTAAATTCTCCTCGTTCTGTTTGCTCGAAGAGTTCAGGATAACTGTCGATAAGTCTTTGCCTAAATTGTAAAAAAAAACCATTGCACCGAAACACGCATCTAAAGGATAATTTTTAGCGTCTTCACTTGTATCTGGGTCGTATTCTTTAAGCGTGTATCTTTGCCCTTGCTTTAAGTCAATAGGTCTATATAGAACATTCATAGCTCTATGCAAGTTGTCGTTATCTCCCATAAATGTATCTAAGTCCACGTATTCTCCAAAACTCATATTTTCTAAGTCTGGAATAAAACCGTAATCTTTGCCATCCATTTGAAACCTATTTATAAGTTGATGCTCTGTATCAAACATATTATTTATGATATTACAAATGTCTGTTATATCTTTAGCTTTCATTGAACGAACAACCTCAATAGGAACTTTGCAAAATATCTCAATCATCTTAGATTGAACCTCTGCTTCCTTTGTTAAATCTAATTTATCAAACTCTTGGTACTGCCCTAAAGTGATTTCGTTTAAAGTAGTTGGTATGCTTAATTTTACTTTCATATTAATATATAAACTTTTTTAATTTATTTTAGTAACTATGATACTGCATATTTACCTCTGTTTGGGTTTTGTAATTGAAAGCCTACTGCATAACGAACCGCATCTATTAAGTGGTTGTATTTATCTATTGGTGTATTTGATTTACGTTCTAACCAACAATAATTATTCAGCTCTTTAATTAAGTTGGTACTGTCTGGACTTACAATAATATCATAATCTTGTAATAAGCTAATCCCATAGGTAACGCTGCCCTGTCCTTTTATGCTTGGGCGTACATTACAACCCTTTGCTTTTATTTCGCTTAGTAGTCTTGGCTCGGCACTATCGCCAATGATTAAGCCCTCTCTGGCGTGTTTTAAATTTAGCTGTGCTATTTGTGAAGTTGTTAATCTTTGTAAGTAGAAACATTCCTTTAAATATATTCGTTTGTTAGAACTATCAATATTAACTTCAACTAATGTACTAGGGTCTGCTGCAAATCCATAATCTTGACCCCATACGCTTGTGCCTATATGCTTAAATTCTCCTACGCTCCAATTGTTAAATATAACCCCCTCTGCCTTGTTTAGCCACGCACCTAACATTTGTTGTTTGTACTTCTCTGGTCTACGTTCTCTCATTTGCTCTATTTGTTGTATATAGCTTTCAGATAGGTTGTCTATGTTATCCTTATAAGTTGTATGTATGTATGTAGTATTTTCTTTAGTTATATTGCTACCCTCTTGAACCCCTCTATCTTCAAAGAAACGTCTATATATAAAATGTTCTTTTGTGGTTGGGTTAAGTATTAATATAATTCTGTTTGGTTTACCTTGTTGTCTTACCGATAAATCAATAGTGTCGAATTTTTGTTCGTCCACTAATTCTTCAGCCTCATCTACAACCCACGTTGTTATTCCTTGTAAAGATTTAAGGTTTGCAGTCTGGTCGCCGCTTGAAGTTTTTATTCCTCTGAATATTATTTTGCTTCCTGTCTTTTTATTTAGTATTTCGTCCTTTGTAATATGGAAGTCTGCTATTGAACCGAACTGTTCTAGTTTGTCAATAAACTCTGGAATGATTGATATATATGCAGAGGTTAATGTGTAACGTGTAAACAGTATCGTGTGTCCTTGTTCGTATGTAAGCATAACAAGTAAGGCGTTTACTGAAAAGGATTTTCCAGAACCACGCCCACCACTCACTATAAAATACCTACTGTCGCTTTCAACAATAGGCATATATTTCTTTTTTACTTTAATCAACGAATTTAATTAAATCTCTAAAATTAATGTTTAAGCCCTCACTAGAGTTAATATCAACACTTTCCTTAGGTTTGCCATAACGATAGCTTAAATATAGTTGTATGGCTCTCATATCGCCTTTAGCTACTAGCTCCCCTAACTTACCTACTGCTTCGTCTTTGTCTATTATAGCATCTAAGCGTTCTATTAGTTTTTGTTCCTGTGCTTTTGGTTTACGTCCAGCTCCTTCTCTAGCACCGCCATTATTTTTTCTATTATCCATTTGAAATAAATTGTTTATTCAATAATATATAAACAGAATTACTTTTTTTTAGAATAACCTTTGTTGTGCTTTGTGTTGCTCTATTCTTTTTATAGCTTCATTATAATACTCTTTATCTAATTCACAAGCTGTAAGGTCATATCCTAAATTATGACAAGCTATTGCTATTGAGCCACTCCCTAAATGAGTGTCTAGTATCTTGTCCCCCTC